AAGATCATTAACAATATAAGCTCCGCTACGCTCCGCATTATATACGGTAATAATAAAGAGAATAAAATTTGTCTTTATTAAGATTCTTAATATTCTTATTTTATTACTTTTATTAATAATTATTCTTATTCTTTATTCCGTTATTAGTAATGTATCCAACAGTAGGCTTCGCATCTACTGTCTAATACATACCCCCCTTTCCCCCCTTTGAGTTGTCGTAACCCCCCGGAGGGGGTCCATCCATACCTGTCTTTCCAAGGGGAACGTTTACAGTTGGTTACGACAGGGTTCCATGGAAATTGGGAAGGAGAGACCCCCCTAAGGGAGTCCCCCCTAAAACCGCTGTTTCCACACCCAAAGAGCACCACTTCTCTGGGTATTAGTGTGCACCTTATCTTGGGGGCAGTGATAGTAAGGGATGTCGGGGAAAACGCTACCCCTTCAGATCCAAGTAAAAATGGCGCCTTCTTCCTGTGTGATCGGCTCGGAAAAATCACTACCAGCAACCAGTAGATCGGTGGCCAAAGTCGGAGCACGAAGGAATCCCTCCACCATGTTGTCCCATTGTTGTCGGGACTTATTGATTTCACTTTCCTTTGCGGAGATGGCTAGGATGTCCTGAAAGTATTTGACACCCAAAGCGAGCGCATCGACTCTATCATCGTGCTTCACTGCCCCCTTTTCCCGGCACATGCGGGTAAGCTGGTACATGAGCATTCGAGGAAGACGTTCCTCTGGGGCCATGTCGTGGTTGGACTGATAGTCCCAGGTGACTAGTTTCTCGTCAATGACAAGGCGATGCTGGTTGAGGACTGGTTCAAGTGTATCAATGATACGGTCCTCCTTACGCGTGGTAGCGCGTACCTCCTCAAAGGACATTCCAACCTTCATTTCCTGAGCGTGTTTCTTCATCAGCTCCATCACAGCTCCGTCTCCAAAGTTAGACTCAATAAGACACATACTAGACCCATATTTTCGGGCCATAGTCAGAATCCCTCTAAGGGTCTTATCCGAGTACCCATCCTGTGTGGCAAGGATGTCTCTTACGAATATGTATCCGTTGATCTGTGAGAGAACAATCGCAACCGTCTCATCCTTACCTCTGCCGCTGGGGTCCACTGCAACAATAGTCTGCCCGTATTCGACAAATTCCGAAACCGCCTTAGGCCTGTGCCATCGGTCCCCAGGCAAAGCAACAGCAGGAAGGTCAAGCAAAGTCTCTTTATCGGTTCCCCACACCAAATCGCTTGGACCCTTCTTAAGATCAAGCGGTAGTACCACAAAGTCGGAGAGCTTGAGAGGAAATTTAAGGGCATCGGAGAGGCTGGTATCCAGTTGAAACTGAAGAGAAAAGTTTGAACGAGACATGGATAGTTCCCGTTCAAGCAAGTTAATCTCGGAAAACCGTGTGTCAGTTGGTTTCCAAGCTACATTTTCCAAACCTTCCCGTTTAATATCCTCTAACAGTTCTTTTGCTAATGTTCCTTCGTACCCAACCAATGATTTTGGATAGCGAGCAGGCCACACCATTGGAACATAGTTGCGCTCGTGAAGAGTTTTATAAATAGTAAACGTAGTTTGAGGCGTCCCAAGAAAAACGATACGACTGTCTAACTTGGGTGTCAGTACGGATTCAAACTCAGTGATTAGTTGAAGGAGTTTTTCCCTCATTAAATCTGTTGCGGAATTGTTTGGCGTTTCGCAATCGTCCGCGATTATAAGATCAGCACGACTACCGGTCAACTGTCCCGATATGCCAACGCTTTTGACTGATGGAGACTGGGCAGGACGACACCCGGCAATGTCAAAGGATACGCGAGACCAACGTTGATCGTCGTCGGATGGACGCATGTGAGCCAACCACTCAAACTCCAAGACACACCGTTGACAGAATATGCTGAAGTCATCAGCACGTTGCTTGCTGGCTGACACCACCATGATCTTTTTGTCTCTGTCGCAGAAAAGTGTCCACAGCACAAACGCAGCTGTAACCCAGCTCTTACCAAGTCCACGAAAACATTGAAGCATGATACGATTGCCTCCATGTTGAAGGTACCGTGCCATGGCCAGCTGGGCTCGTGTTGGAGCTGGTAGGTCCAATGATTTCCAACATAGACGCAAGAAGAGACTAAAGTCCTCCTTCAATCTTTGCTCGTAATCCACGGGTGATTTGTTCAAGTTCTTCGAGAGTGGCATTTGATTTGATTTCATTAGCTCTGTTTGAAATTACCCATACATTGTCTGGCGTATAACCTTTGTCAGAATTTAAACGATCAAGAGATGGCGAATCACGACAATTACCACGACCATTGCCAGTATTATCTTTAATTTTAATTCCAAGTAAAGGGCATGTTTTAGGAATTTTAATGTCTTCAAGAGTAATGGTATGCTCCAACCCTTTTGCCAGGGCCCGGCTTTTTGATCTTGATAACATTTTTTGTTCTAAAGATCTACGTGCATTTCTTGCATATAGACAAATAGTACAGGATGAAGAGTATCCAGGCCAGCGACCTTTTGTAGCTGCTTTATTTTTTGACCATTCGCTGAGAGGCTTATATACGCCACACTGTGGGCATTTACGTGTGTCCATGCTAGATTGTACCTTAAGTGGGGTGGAGGCCCCTTGTAGAGCCTCCTAGATACCAATGGTGGCTATTTAGCCTTTTTCTTCTTAGCCATACCTGCTTTGCTCATGGCAATAGCAATGGCTTGTTTTTGGGGACGACCCTCGTGCATCATTTTGCTGATGTTCTTGGATACGGCCTTCTTTGAGGAACCTTTAGAGAGGGGCATAATGATTAAACTCCTTTGATTGAGCCGAAGCTCATACCGTAATTAGCATACTGTTTATTGAGACGCTCTAGTTCTCTTTTAGCAGCTTTACTGCCGTCAAGTTGTAGAGTCTTAGCGTAATCACGCAGTTGCTGACGGTCATCAGCAGACATTGGTCCTGGCATAATTAACTACACTTCCAACGATTAAGGGCTAGGGCTTTGCGAGTGGGTTTACCACTGGGGGTTTTCATTGGTCCTTTTACGCCACTCATGCGAGCACAGAAGGACTTTTTGCGGGGACCACCTTCTGGTTGAGGAGCCTTTAAATTACTGCCAGTAGCAGCATTATATTTAGCTCTGCCTTTGGCGGTAAGGCCCCCTTTTTTTGATTTTTCTCCACGTCCAATGGACAGAGAAGGATTCTTTTTGGGGGCCATAATTACTTACTGGATTTCTTTTTCTTCATCATGGATGCCGCAAGCTTTTGGTTATAAGCAAGCGTTCCATTAGCGGTGGGGCGAGCCTTAAGGGTTTCGTAGGCAAGAGCAGCTGGTGTAACCTTGCGAAGAGACATAGCCGTAGAAGCTAGTTTTGCAAGGCCAGAAGGCATTAGTTTAGGACCTGCCGGTTTCCGAGGCGTGGGTTTAGATGCTTGAGCTGAGAGGCGATTGATCTTTGCGTACTTACTACCACCACCAGTTGCCCGAATAGTGTTAGTAGTTCCCCGGACTGGATTCTTGGGAAGTTTTGGAAGGCGTGGTGATTGAGCACGATTGCTGCTGGTCACTGTTGCTGGCTTAAGAGGTCCCTGTTGTTTCATGGTTGAAACTTGAGTAGGGCGGGGCCTCGGTTGAGACCCACCAGCATTGCCTTTAATGCGAGCTTGACGGGTAGAAGAACCTGTCAGGCGTTTATCTTGACGCATGTTAGGCATGATCTTTACTTCATCTTTGTGGTATAACGCTTTCCTTCCCAGACAAAGGTCTTCATGCCGGAATTACGAGCAGAAGCAAAGGCATTGTCAAAGCTTTTGGCCTTAGACATCTTAGGCGCTTTGCTAGGGGATGCCTTACCCTTTTGGTATTGACCCGAAAAGGAGTCAGCTGCTTTCTTGGTAGGCTTGGGTGTCATGGAGCTTTTGATGCTCTTACCAAGTGCGGTGCCCGCCTTACGAGCAAGAGGCGACAAGGCAGCACTAGCAACTTGTTCAATAGCAGCTCCAGCAACACCACGAACAGCACCACCAATAGGACGACCGGGACGTACACTGCCACGAGTAGCGAGGGTGTTCATTTGCCGTTGCATGGCAACCTTAGCGCCACGCTTAACTTGGGCAGCAGCCTTAGCAGCAGCACCTTGGGCCTTAAGCATGGCAGATTGAACTGGGTTCATCTGACCAGCAGGAGGTTTAACAACACCAGCTCCAACCTTTGGCAGGTTCACGCCTGCGCGTTGGGAATTAGGAAGTTTAATAGGACCACTAATTCCTTTTTGTCCTTGAGCTTGAGCACGAGCCGCCGATGCTTTAGCTTGGATCTGGCGCATAGTAGCAGAACCATTATTAACCATCGAAGTACCCGAAGTGCGAGTACCAGGCTTAAGAGGGCCTTGTTGTGCCCCACGATTACCTACGGAAGTCTGACGCGGCTTAGGCGTAGAAGCGGCAACTTTCTTGCTACCGCTTCCGCGTTCATTGCGGCGACGACTACTTGTTACAGTCGCCATGATGATTAACCTTGGGTGATGGTAGCAACAGTCACGGAGAAGTTAGAACCAGCACCAATCAAGCCACAGGAAAGAACATCACCAACTAAATACCATTGACCGCCACGGTTAAGGGTACAAACAGTCACAATACCACCAGCAACAGTGATATTAGCAGTGGCACCATAGCCAGAACCACCAGTGAGGGCAACATTGGTGTAGGTAGCAGAAGTATAACCAGTACCACCCACAAGGGTACCAATGGTTGCCACACAGCCAGTTTCCTTACGGGTAGCAGTTCCAGTTACCTTTGCGGTAGGAAGGGTCGAAGGATTGGTACGAGCACGACGAACAACGCGAATGGCAGCCTCGGCAACATCCACAGTTTGGTTAGCAGCTAATACGGTAGCAGCAGCACCGTAGGAAGCAGCAACGGTTGTGGTAGTGTTAGAACCATCGGTACGCAACACCGTGGTGTGAACCTTGTTGCGTTGTTGATTCTCTTCACGCTTGCCGGGGGCATTCGAGATGGAACCGTAAGTAGTACTATCAGCAGTAGTAGTCATTTGTTTAAAAAGATAAGTGAACTAGCTAGTTGTCCAAGAAAGGACTTTTGAAAAATTCGACTGGTCAAAACACTCTTGACCAATCCACCAAGATAACCAATGGTTCGAACCTTTTGATTGATTACACTTGAGACAGGCAGGCACTACGTTAGATGTAGTGTCGTGACCTCCACGGGCTTTTGGAATCACATGATCCAAAGTAAGATTATGATCTGATCCACAATAAGCACATTGATTATTCCAATGTTCCTTGATTGCTGATCGCCAAAGTCTCTTAGCTTCTGAGGAAGTCATGGCCTTTAGGTTGAAGAGATAGTCGGAAGGGGCTTCCAGAATCATTGGGATGAGATCCTGTGTGGTTTACTTCTTCTTTTTAGGGAATCCAGCTTTCATATTTGCGTAAGCCTTTGGGGAAACTGTAGACTTACTTTTAGGCCGACTTGTACCCGCTGCTTTGCGAGCATTCATGTTGGCATAAAGACCCGGAGGTTTGGCGTTTCCTTTGTTCATTTTTTTGTGGATTTACCATTGGAACCATTACGGGCTCGATTTTTTGATGGCGATTCCTTTACTAGTCGGCCACTCTT